AAAGAACTTAAGCGGATATCGAGCATTTGGGTCAAAAAACGCGATCCCGGTTTAGCGACTTTTGGATGGCAAAGCGGGTACGGTTCTTTTTCGGTCAGCAAATCCAATTTGGACACGGTCCGAAAATACATCGTCGATCAGAAAAAACATCACAAAAAACGGAGCTTCCAGGACGAATACAGAATGCTTCTTCGAAAACACGGTTTGGAATGGGACGAGCAATACGTCTGGGAATGACACAACCCCGTTGGGATTGGTTGCCTCGTATTCGAGGCCCAGGGTAGCGACTTCGCCGCAACCCTGGGCTGGTAAACGTATCTTTAGGGCAAAAAGAGCGCACTGCCGAATTCACCAGGTACGCTAAAACCGGAAGAACCGATTTTTCCATGCAATGCGAACCGCCCGCGGGTGCTCTGATCAATGCCGCACGTTCCGCCAATTTGTTGCTTTATCCCTTGGACGGTGGCCTGGTATTGACGTCGCCAAGCGACGCCGCGCCCGTGGCGACCCTGGAATACGGGAAGCATATCAAGCGCTACCAAGTGGTGGATGAGTTCAAGCTACGCCATTCGGATTATCTCGTAAAAAGCTACGATTACCTATCCGATGAGGCCCTTTCCGGCGCGGCCAAGGACGCCGGGATCGAGTTCTTCCGCCCCATGCACGTAGTGGTTGATCGGCATGGTTACGGATTAGGCGGATGCGGTCGACGGGCAACCCTGGAACGTGATCGGCGGTTGGCCCGCGCCCATCGGCTCGACCTGGAGGTCGTGGCATGGGAAAGGGCGGATGGACAACCATGGGCAATCAATACCAACGTGCGGGTCGTTATCCCGGATGAAGGCATCGACGGTGTATTTTTGATCGGTGAACGCGCCTATCGCTTGGATAGCAAAAACGGAAGAACAACCCATTTGCAGGTAATGCACCGAGACGCCTTCAGCGGGGGGAAACGCTAGCATGTTAAGGCAGTTATGGGTACGCATGCAGCTACTTGTCGCCGTCGGTCGCGGTCTACTGATCCGGTCGGATAAGGTGCAGGCGCGTATTTTATCGGATGAAGTACTTACCAATATTGATCGGGTAGAACCCTACGGGTATTCCTATCGCCCGAAGTCCGGCTGCCAGACCTATTTGTTGTTTCCGTCCGGCGATAGATCGCATGGAGTTGCCATCGTGATAGGGGATAGGCGTTACCAAATGGAACTGGCGGAAAGCGAAGTGGCCATCCATGACCATGCGGGTAATCACGTGCATCTTCAGCGCGGCGGCGTTATTGAGGCGAAAGCGGCCACGAAGGTGATAGCCGATACCCCGCTTTTCGAAACCACCGGCCATGCGAAAATCGCTGGCGACTTGGAAGTCGCGGGCGATACTCTGCTAAAGGGAGACACGCTGGTGGAAGGCAGCACCACCTCAAATGGCGGTTACTACGGCGTGAATGGCGGGGCGGCCACCATGCAAGGTGGGTTGCAGGTAACCGGCACCTTTACGGTGAATGATAAGAACGTGAGCGATACCCATACCCATACCAGCAACGGGCAATGGGTACAGACCACGGGAGTCGATTGATGTGCTGAAGTTGATACAAACGGACTGTGGCGTATTCGATCTTGCATCCGACGACGCCATGGATGACGCCAATGCCGCTGCCGCCACCTTGATCTTCGCGGCATTGTTCACAGACGCCGAGTCGCCCACCAGTCGGGTGACGGATAGCTATGATCGGCGTGGTTGGTGGGCCGACGCCGAGGCGGGAACCGGCCTGTGGCATGTGCGCCGCCAACCGCTCGATGACGCGGCCCGACGCGAAGCGCTGGAGTCGGTAGCGTACGGCCTTGGTTGAGCGGACACCCGCCTTGACCGATATCGAAGTGAGAGAGGTCATACCCGAGGAACCCGCAGGAAATATTTCCGGCGTACTGATGGAGATCCAAGGCTTGCATAATGGCAGAAGGTTTATTGTGAGTTCACCCCTTTGACTGTCTACCAAAGACCGAATTACGAAACGCTGCGAGATCGCATCGATGCCGATCTGAGCTCGGTGCCGTCCGTCTTACGTGGACCGCTCGCGGCTTCTTGGGCGAGGGCGTGTCATGGTCAACACGGCTATCTTGAATGGGTAGACGCGCAATGCTCCCCCCTTACCTGTGAATTGGAGCGGCTCTACGATTGGGCCGCCCTTATGGCGTCGATAGATTGGTCGCTACCGCTGCTGCCGGGGAGGTATCGGCTACCGGCGTCAATGGCACCCAGCTCTTGGCGGAGACCCTACTACGCGGACCCAATGGGTTGGACTACGAGATATTGACCGTTGTCGCGCTGGGTGACGGTGATACGCCGGTATCGGTGTGCTGCGTGGATACGGGTAGCAATGGCAACCTGATCGAGGGGCAAACCCTGACGTTAATCGACCCGGTTCCCGGTTGCGATAACACCATGACCGTCGGCGCTAGCGGACTCATGGGTGGGGCGGAAGAAGAATCGGTGGATGACTGGAGAATCCGCGTAGCCGATGAATGGAACGTAGTCGTGACAAGAGGGGCCAGATCCGACAAACCGGATGACTTCCGGTTTTGGGCACAGAGCGCTCACCCTTCGGTAACCTCGGCATTGATTCAAATGCATGTCTTTGGACTGGGTACGGTGGTAGTACGCCCATCTGTAACGATCTAACGGATCGCCTGCCAACTTCAGCGGTGCTGGATGCGATTTCCGACTATCTGATAAATGTCTCTCCGGCAACCGCCGATTGGCGGGTGCATTCCCCGATAAAACGGGCCGTGACGGTGGAAATAGACCTATTGCCAGGTTATGACACCGAAGCCAACTGGACGGCCATCGAGAGCGCCGTCGGCGCTACCGTACTGGACGAAGTGAGTGAAGATTCATTACTGACCGTGGCCGAGATCGATACGGCCATCGCTACCGTAACCAGTCAGTACATCCTTATTGCGCCCACCGGGAATATCTCAGTCGAGGCAGGCGAAGTGCTGGTGCTGGAGCCGATTATCTGGTCATGAAAATAACGCCCCATACCGCCCGCGAATACGCCGACGCTATCCGCGCCCTATTACCACCTGGTAAGGCCTGGGAATGGCCGGAAGGTGGCTTAGGTGATTCATTGCTGTTAGGCACCGCGGAGGAACTAGCTCGCGTAGATGCCGCTACGCAAGGGGTGCTGGATAACGCCATCGAAATCCACAGGCCTATGGAGAGTAGCTGGCACATCAGCGAATACCAACGCGTAGCCGAAGAAGCGTTGATGAATGATAACCCGGAGATTACCTCCCCAGGTGATTTTGTGCAGATAGCGCACCTATTCGGGCCTGCCCGCATTGGTAGTCACATCGGCGACCGCTTGTGGGGTACCCGTAGCCGCTATGTGCTGTTGGTTTGCTATGACCCTTCTGAGGTCGATCCGGCTCCGCTGCTCGAAGCCCTAGAAGGTTTCAAGCAAGCGCATGTTTTCTTATGGCCGGAAACGCTGTAAGCGCAGGATAATATTTATGCACCGTATTGATGGAGACGGACACGTTGATAACCTGTTCGTATCCGAAGATCCGAATATCAGCCAACCGCCCACGGAGATTACCGCGGATATCATGAACGCCCTCCAAGAGGAACTGGCTACGTTTGTCGAGTGGTCCGGCCTGACTTTGGATAAGTTGGATAACACCCAACTGAAACAGGCGTTGCTGGCCAAGTTTCTCGAGGTAGATGTAGGGGCGACCAAGGCCGGGATACAGGCTCAGACCTACACGGATTTTACGACCACTGGGACATCCGGGGCTTTTCTTCTCAGTCCGAATCCGATGATTACCGGCTACGTCTCCGGGCAACGGTTTCGCGTACGATTCCATGTCGCCGGGAATGGATCGGACACCATCAATATCGACGGGCTTGGTCCAAAGAGCATCAAGCAGTACGACTGCACCGGGGCGAAGGTCGCGCCGGTAATTACTGCCGGGCAACGGGCCGATATCGAGTACGACGGCACGGATATGCTGATGGTCGATCCGTTGCCGCAGATCATCCCGAGCGCACTTCCTGTCGGCTCGATTCTGTTCGTGCCAATGTCTTATGCGCCATCGCTCTTCCTGAAGGCGAACGGCGCTGCCTTGTCTACTAGTGCTTATCCTGAACTATTTGCCGTCATCGGATATACGTTTGGTGGCAGTGGCGGCACTTTTTATCTACCGGATCTGCGCGGGGAGTTTATTCGAGGCCTGGACGATGGGCGGGGCGTTGATGGTGGGCGTAGTTTAGGTAGTTACCAAAGCTCGCAGAATCTTAGCCACGCGCACACGGTATATCTCTCGGAAGCCGTGTTTTCTGGGGGGCCGACAGGCAACAACGTTACCAACAATAGATCGATTTGGACGGATCTCAATCTCACCAGCAGCTATTCCGGCGGAAATGAAGCCAGGCCGCGCAACATAGCGCTGTTAGCACTCATCAAATACAAATGAAATCATGAACTCGCTTAGAGTCTATTCCTTTCACCCGGACACCAAAGAATATCTCCCACAAGTTGGGGAGTTTGATCCGGAAACCGGCCGGAGAGTTCTTTCAATACGCTGATCTATCCCCAGCGGAAAAAGAACAGGGAAAAGAAGAATGGCTGATGCCAGCTCATGCGACCCGTGTTCCACCACCCAAAACCGGAAAGCACCGTGTAGCGGTATTTGTCGGAAACGGGTGGGTAGTAGAACCGGATTTTCGAGGAGAAACCGTACATAAAACTGACGATAGTTCCCCATTGATTATTCGTGAAATCGGGCCTTTACCAAAAGGCGTAACCGATATTCCAAGACCGTCCGAGTTTCATTACTGGAGGGGAAACAAGTGGCACTTGGATAAGAAGGCGGCCATAAGCTACAAGGAACGGAAAATTCTCGAAGAGCGGGATCAGCGCCTGGAAACGAGCGGTTTTAAAGTTGGGGAGTATTGGTTCTATTCTGATCGGGACAATCGAGGGGATATCCGAGACTACTTCAACGCGCTTGAATCATATGATCCAGATGATATCCATGCCACCTTGGTTCAAGGTGGCATCTCCTGGTCCCTGATGGACGGCTCCAGCATAGATATTACGCCGTTGTTTCTATACACCATGTATCCGGCTATGTTGCTTTCGAGAAAAAAGATTTTTGATATTTCAAAACAACACATGAAAGCGCTCCGAAAAAGCAAAGACCCGCTGAATTACGACTACTCCAGCGGATGGCCGAAGACCTATGAAGGAGAGATGAAGTGGAAATGAATCATCTGACGAAAGACAATTACGCGAGAGGACGAGAGTACGTCCGCAGCGGAGACGTTTTCGTTTGGACCGGCAACCGACTTATTCAACGGATCATACAAAGGCGAATGAAAGGGCGCTGGTACCACGTGGGCGCTGCCTGGGTTGCCAACAAGCGGGTCTTGATATTAGAAGCGAGGCTCAAGGGTGGAGTGATTATCTCCCCATTATCCAGACGGCTCGATTGCTACCACGTGCCATCCGGGGTCGAATGGACCAAGGAAAAAGATGAATTCGCCTTTAGTCACATAGGTGACCCTTACAGCATAACCGACGCTCTCTTGACTGGGCTTAGGCTGGATACCTTCATGCCAGGCTACCATTGCTTGGAATTCGTGCGGGACCTACTGAACATACCGGACGCTAACACGCTAGTTGATGTAGTGGAATGGGCGCAAGGGAATTACCAAAAGATGCTGCAGGTAAACTGATGCTATATTCACTGTCCGGGAATCAACCATAAATCATCCGAAAATCAACGCCGCTCTACTCGAAGGCAAATTGCGGAAGGCGAAATCTTGTCTGATAACAGCCGATGCATCCAGGAAATAACGTTCACTTTGCCAGTAACCTTCCAAATACGTGCCATCCGGCAAATCGAGTACTTCCGGATAGAACTTGAAGGCCCTTTCTCGAAACACTTGCCGATAACTTCCCAATCCGAATCGTCTGAGTAGACGGGAAATCCTTTTTTTCCGGCTTAGCGGCGGTAAACTCTTCGGGTCGGCATCAGTTGTTTGCAGAGCGAATCGATGCAAACCATAGTTGCGTAGCTTGTAGTCGTCAAAGGCGCGCCGGTCGATTGCCAGTGGCACACCGCGCCGTAACGAAAGCGCGCGTCCGGCTGCGTACTGGAACATTTGATTACCGAGACCACCAATAAGTTGTGTAATAATCATGTCATGATCTCCCGTGTGTTACACGGAAGCGCAGCGATTGAAATGAAAGGGAGAGGGTAAACTCGAAACAAGACTAAAATGGGATGTGAAATCATACCTGTCGTTGCAAACCGTGCGATATGTTCTGCCGTCCCGATATTTTGTTTATATTTCCCGCTCGGCTTTGCGGATGAATCAAGTTTTGAGAGCGTTGTACTGGTACTGCATGCATCAAAGGTCTAAGAAGTAACCTCGCTAGTCATGTACGAAGGTTTCCGATATTTTTAAGATACCATTCGTAATAAGATTTCAATCCCTGGTCTAAGCCAGTCGTCGCTTGCCATCCCATTTTCGTCAATCGGGATACGTCCAGTAGTTTTCGTGGTGTTCCATCGGGATGGTTCGTATCGAAAACGATACGCCCATTGAATCCGGTAATATTAGAAATCAATAAAGCAAACTCACCAATACTAATATCCCGGCCGACCCCGATATTGATAATTTCCTCTTCTGAATAATGGCGAATAAGAAAGATACAGGCATCCGCCAGATCTTCGATATAAAGAAATTCACGCCTTGGCGTGCCTGACCCCCAGATAGTCACCTCATCGAGTCCGAGCATTTTGGCTTTATGAAATCTATCCAACAAAGCTGCGGGGACATGGCTATTCTCGGGGTGAAAATTATCTCCCGGTCCAAAAAGATTGGTTGGCATTGCGGAAATAAGATCACACCCATATTGACGACGGTATGCCTGGCACATTTTAATTCCTGCAATTTTAGCCACCGCATACCACTCATTCGTTTGTTCCAATGGCCCTGAAAGCAGGGTATCCTCTTTAATCGGTTGGGTTACTTGACGTGGATAGATACAGCTTGATCCTAAAAAAAGTAGTTTTTCGACATTAAAACGCCACGCGGCATCAATAATGTTCGTTTCAATCATGAGGTTGTCATAGATAAAATCGGCCGGATAGGAACTATTGGCGTGTATTCCGCCGACTTTTGCCGCAGCCAATAGAATAACCTGAGGTTTGTTGATTTTTATCCATTCCTCGACCTCCGATTGACGCGTCAGATCCACCGATTGCCTATCAGCAGTCAGAAGCACACAATTTTCCCGTTCGAGTCGTCTCATCAGTGCGGAACCGACCATGCCTCGATGTCCGGCTACCCACACCTTTTTATCCGTCAATTCATAGGCCATGTGCTGAATCCTTTTGATCTCTATTGTATGAACCGATGATTATCGAAAGTGAAGATCTCGGCCATTCAAGATCCACATAAGAGAAAAAGTGCTGATATCCTAATTTTAATGTATCGGAAAAACAAAGCAGAGGAAAACCGGTGCATGGCTAAAAAATAACCCCCTGTCGGTCTTGGCGCGAAGCGCTAACATGTTCTCCGCTTCAATCAGCACTGCTGAAAAACCTTTATGCTCAATCAAGTGCCGTGTATTACTCAAGAAAGATCCATCCCATGCGCCAAACTCTACGCACCATTTGTCATTCCGAGGTATTATATCGAGAATCTTCTCGATTATTCCGTCTTCACCAGTTTGTGAATATACATTACGCCGATATTCCAATAACCATGTAGGATCTCTAGTCATTTCGTTTATTTCTCGCTAGTTATAAATTCAATGGTCCTGATTTTACTATAAAGATCAAGGTGACTTTATTCTCGGCATAAATATATAAGAT